GAGTCTCATCTCTAGTAATCATTGTTATAAAGTTCGCTAGGTCTTCTCTTTGCGAAACGTTAGGACCTGTGCCACGTGTTGGACCGCCTGGGCCTCCGGTAGCGCGAACAGCTAATAAATTAGTCATATCTTAATTCTCCTAAGATTAAATATTAGATAGTGACCGCTCAGCATAACTTCTTAGAAAAGCATCTTGATCTTCTTTAGATGCATCTTTACTTAAAGCTCTTTTTCTTAAAGCCTGCGCAGCATCAACTTGTTTTTGCTTTACAGGTTTAGATTTTTTAACAGGGACACTTTTAGTTGGCGTAACTTTACGTTTAGCCGCACCTTTATTTAATCCTTGTTTTAAAATTCTATAATCATTAACAAACTTAACGATATTAGGATCGATTATAGTATCTAATACTTTTTCATCAATACCTTCTTTAATTGCAAATTCACGAATATCTTTGGCAACAGTTTCATTAAACCCAGGAATTAATGTTGGAATGGATTCATCGAATACTTTTAATTGTTCATCCCAAACTTTTTGCATTTGTTCTTGAGATTTTTCAGCGACAGTTTTTTGTAAACCCTCTCGCTCTTTTCTTGCTGTCCAATATTTTTTTTGAATTTGTTCTCGCTTATCTTTAAGTTCACCTAGATCATAAGAATTATTTTCGCTTCGAGCTTTATCAATCTTTTCTTCAATAGCATGAAATTCTTTTGCATGCTCTTGTTCAGATTTATATAAGATTGCAACTGAAGTATCGGACATTTCCTTTACTTCATTTAGCTTATCTTGATACTCTTTTTCAAAAGTTTTCCTTGCGTCACCAAGTTCACGACCCTTTTTGGATAGAGATTGTTCAGTAGAATAACCTTTAATAAGATCATTAAAAGAAACCTCGGCATCTTGCCCATCAATTTTAATTGATACTTTAGCTTCTAAGTCTAATTCTTCAGGAGTAAATAATGTAGTGTCTTGGGTAGCGGACTCAACGTCGGCATCCTCACCTTCACTTTCAACTTCTTCGGTTTCAGCTTCTTCTTCAACTTCTTCTTTTACAGGTTTATCAGTTTCCTTTGGGTCTTCTATTTCTTCTGATTCGCCTGGGTCCACTTCAGGTACTTGCTCTTCGGGTAGAGATTCTTCTTTCGGTACGAAGTCCGAATTAGAAATAATGTCAGCCAGCAATTGTTCTTCTGTTCGACCATCCTTTGCAATAGCATCATCCGCAGGTGGGGTAGAGGCTACTTCTGCTTCGGTTATTTGTTCACTCATTTCTTAACTACCTCTTTTTTAGGTTTTAGTAGTGAGTTATATCTTTGTTGTAATTCATACAAATAAAATAATTTATCACAGTTAAGTTTAGTTTTACCACCACTTCTACTTGAATCATATTCTAATGTATTAATCATTTCTTCAATATTTGCTAATAATTTTTTATAATCAATTTGTCTGATTATCATCATTGTCCTCCTTTAGGTATGGAATATTTTTTCCATAGGTTTCGAAGTTTATCATTCTTTCTTTGACACTACCAAGTGCCATAGCAGAAGAGTAGAGGAACTCTCGAGATTTAGTTTCGTGTGGTTCTGTTTTTAACCACTCTAAAAATAAGTCAATTAAGACTTCGCCATATACTTCATCAAAAAATTCATCTCTTTCCCTGGACGCGAAGTGCCCTTTAACGTGGGCAAGTCGCGCTAATTCTTCAGGATGTATTTTATGATTACCGTATGATTTTTTATTACCCAGCTTCTTCTCAGCTGTCTCACGGTACTTATCCATACTAGCCGCCGAATATCATGACTAGTGTTGGTGTAATTACTTCCTTTGCTAAGCCAATAGCTAGTACAGCTTTAATGCCAAAACTAACTACGCCTGAAAATGTAATTGGATCCATAGTGTCCTCCTATTAAAATAATTGTAATTGATTAAAGTAAAAAGTTAATGGGCTTGCTACTCTGCCTTGTTTAGCTGCAGCATCTTTCCATGTAGTATACTTTTCTATCGCTACGTCTCTAGCGTCTTCAAATTCTTTATAAGCTTTTTCAATTTCTCCATATCTAAGATCATGAAGTTTTTGTTGCCTATCCTGAATTTCTTTTTCTAACTTCTTTTCTTCTTCAGTCATTTACTTCCTCTTAAGTTATTATTATGTTATAAGTGTATTATATACAACTTCGTTTACTTGTGCTGCAGTACCATGTGCAGTTGTTAGATTAACTAATGTTTGTGCTCCATTATTTAAACCAGTAACGATTCTATAATCTTTTGCAGCTACTGTAATATTTGATTGTACAGTAGTTCCGCCTGTTGCTACATCAAAATTAATTGTAGCATCACTATCATTAGTAACCATTATTTTACCACCACCAGATCCACCAGCGGTTGTAACTGTTCCAGACTGTGCTGCACCAACACCTGATGCATTAATTGTAACTGTGCCCATAATTATTCTCCCTTTAAAATTTGTTTGGCCATCATTATAATTTGAGCATAATTAGGATGCTCAGCTATTGGGGCGCCTTCCTTAGTTGCTTTAATAGTAAGGTCAGCCCATTCTTGATAATGTTTATCAATAGCTACTGCTAATTGTTTTGCATTATCATCTTCAGTATTTTTAGTTTGAGCATTAGTAAAACTTACATTTGCTTCTGCTAATGCAGAATCAGCCATAGCTTTCTTTTGCTCTGCTTGCTTTGCTTGCTCAGCATCTTGCGATTGCTTCTGAATTGTTTGCGCAGCTTTTTGTTTAAACTCATCTGTAGTATAATCTTCTAAGAAATCATTACTATCTAAGTTCATTGCTTCAATTAACTTTGTAGCTAATATAGCAGGTGCTTCAGGTTTAATAACCATTCCTACACCCTGACTATTTAATGCAGGTAATACTTCGCCACCTATCTTAGATAGCTTTTGAATTTGATTAGCATTAGAATTTTCACCAATATCTAATAAAATTTCTACATCCATATTAGATGGAAGGTTATCCATATTAACTGTACCGTATACACCTTCTAGGTTATACATCATTTTACCTTTTATATTCTTACGCATAGTTTCATATATGCCAGCAACTAACTTTTTAAATCCAGTCTCAGCAAACCTACGTGCAATATGTTGTATTCTTTTTTGCGCTGCAGACTGCACAGCAGCTAGTTTCTGCTCTGAGTTACCTGATATATACAAAGTATCGTTAAGGCCTTGTGCGGCCTTCGACATGCCCGTTGCTTGCTCCTTTATTAGCTGTAAGTATTCTAATAATGGTACAGTACCTGTAGATATAGTCTCAGGTGCCATTTGTTGCACAGCATTTACAGGATTACCATTAGTTGGTATAATCTGTTTTGGCTTCATATTCTGCAATGCACTAAAGTCAACTACATTAGGATCAGCTAACTTAGGACTATAGTTAGTTAAATAAGTATTTTCTACAAAGCCACGTAGTATAGCAGTAGATGCTAACGTAGATGACCTAGTGAAGTCTGCCATTGACAAACCATAAAACTCAAATGGTATATCGATAGGAGTAATAGACGCTAGTGGTATGCTATCAATGTCCTCTTCGTACATTATGTAGTCGCCAACAGTTATTATATGCTTTAACTCTGCAATACCGTCGCCATCTCTGTCTACATTTAGCCATGATTCGGTAACTGTTACAGATTTATTAGCTTCTAACGGTGTATCGGCTTCTACCATACTACCTGATATGTATTCTTGTCCAGTAATTTCTTTTCTTGCTGCAACTTCTTCTGAATATCTTAAGCTACCTGCATAAGCGTTGTCGCCTATCTCGTCCCATTCTGTAATATTTGCAGTTTCTTCTGGATAATGCTTACGTAATTCTGATCTTGTCATCTCTGTTTGTATACCAACAAAAGATGCCTCTTCAATTGACGTAGCATCACGCGATATTCTAAAGTTTTCCGGTGGTACTAACTCTAATCTTACACGTGATCTATCAATTGTTTTCTTTAATCGCACATTTATGTACATTAATTGTGCTTGTGGCTGCATACTTGTTAATGGATCTGCAGGTGCAAAGTCATTTTCAAACTGTAATTCACCAACAATCTCTGTATTTTCATCTGCTAGTAGTTCATCTAGCTTAGCTTGCGAAATTCTTTCGTATTCTTCGAACTCATGCTTCTTATCTTCTATATATGTCCAACGACATACAGAATTTTTCCATAATAACGCAGCTTTAATCCACTGAGACATAAGCTCCCAGCCGTTATTCTTTTTAAACAAACAATAATTTACTATAGCTGAAGCGTCTTTGGCCGCAGCAAAGCTGCCCGGTGAGTCATCATAAGGCACAAAGCGTGCTAGTTTATGATTACTTAAAAATAAATCTGATATAATTGCAGTATATGCTTCAACAACTTCTGTTGTAGATGTATCAACAATGGTACTTACGCCCTGTGGTGTTAAATGATTTTCAGGTACACCGGCATATTCATATGTAGCTTTTAATCTTTCTCTTGATAGATCTGCTGAATCTAGCCAATCACCACTAGAGTTCATTATACCTCTATCAATAAGCTCAGTTAACTCATCATCAGTTACAGGCTCTTTATACCCTTGAGGTTCTGTCATCTACTTCCTCCCTGATGCATAAGCACTTTCTTTTTTAGATTTTCTAAATCTTTAACTGAGTAAGATCCTGCCTTAGGAAGAGTACGAGGCTCTTTCTTTTTCTTATCTTTACCTGATAAATATTTAGGGTCTTTACCATCTTGTATATATCTTTCAAACATATTCCGCTCCTGGGATTTTAACATGTGCATTCTTTTTTGTTTGCTAGCTCTGCTAATAGTTCTCTATTTCTTTTTAATAATTTATAATGGGCTTTCTGTAATTCTTTTAAATCCATTTTAATTAACCATAAATCTTGTCTTGCAGCTAACATTTCTCTTCTTAATGTTTCTTCAAAACTTTCTTCATGATTATCCCATCCTTGTCCGTTGATAACCATATCATCCTCTTTTACTCATCCATGCTGATGTACCCATATAAGCACCAACTATACCAGCACCTGATATATAAAATAAGTTACTTACATCTGACAAAGCTTCAACTCTTTCTAATGGTACCCATGGTAAAAACATAGCTAGTGTAAATACACCCATACCTATTAATGTATATCTTGCCATTCTAAGTTGGCCCAACTGCTTACGCAGTGCAGCTTCTGTTTCTTTTATTTCTTTTAGATGCAATAGTTCTTCATCAGTAACTACTCCATCACCATCCTCATCATACTCGTTAAACCTTGAGTTTTTTTCCAGATTCTTTTGTATTGCTTTCATTACCATTGTGCTTTTCCCGGTCTGTAAACTGATCGGTACACATATGATCTATAACTACAAAAGGTAATTCATTTTCTGCGTCAAACTTCATTTGCTTAATTCTTTTATGGCACTCTTCTATTTTTATATAAGGGCCATTTAAATCTTTTAATGTACGGCAATCAGTATAATTATATACTGAGCATACTAATATAAATGCTTCAAACATGTCCTCGGTTCCTTATTATTTACATAGATCTTCAAAATTTGTTGAATGCAACCTATGTTTACTTTTATCAAGTAGCTTATCTAATAATGTTTTATTTCTGTTTCCTATTAGCCATAGTAGTTGTTGAAATAAAAATATCAT